TCTCATAGTAACACTACCGTGAGCAGGTACGAATTCTTGAACTCTCTTCTGAGCAAACATTGCCTCTTCCCACAACTTACGTTTTACGATAAAGTAACGGACTTGAATCTTGTCGATTGGCCATCCATATTGTTCTGAGAAGAACTTCTTATATAAAACTAATTGTGCAGTCTTGGTTTTGTCTTTCTTCTGATACTCATTCCACCCACGAGTAGATGTTTTGATATCCCAAATCTCAATGATACCATCGTTATCCTCAAACACCAAATCGATGAAACCCTTCATCATAATGTTCTTGTTGGATGTTTCGTGGTAGATTGGTAACTCGACACCTACTAACTTTAACTTCTTAGTTGAGAAGTAGTCGGTACGATTCTTCTTAATGAAGTCAATGATTTGAATACCATCATCGTAGAACTCGTTCATCTCAGCACGAGTGGTGAACTGACCATATCTCTCTGACATAGACTTGTATTCAGCTGCCATTGAGTTTAGTAGTATCTGACCTAAGTCAAGCTTGTCTGCCTCACTCGGACCATCCTTATATAGAACTTGTAACCACTCTTGTAAGGTCTCGTGCATTGCAGTACCGAATACAAGATGAATAGATGGGTCAAAGTCTTTATGACCATCCATATAGGTTAGTTTCCATTGTTTAGGACAATTTGCCCACATTGTATATTGAGAGTATGATATTTTAGCAACACCATTTATCTCCTCTCTAATTGAGAGGTTAAACACATTTGATACTTCTGACTTTTTCATATACTCTAATATACAACTTTATTTTTAAACTACCAAATTTCTATGTTAAGAAATTGTTATCCTTTCGATTTCTGACCTGCGGTATATGCAAGTCTCAACCCATACCCTATCAATAACCCACCTAAGAATGAGGCAGGGACATATTGATATGAGGTTGCCCATATACCCAATATAGCCATCACTATTGAATGGCCATATAGGGACATCTTTACTTTGCCCATTTTCCGTTTTGTACTAATTGTGCGATGATACCATAGACTGATAAGTCTGCATATGTATCTTGTAGTGACTCACCAACCTCATCGGGTTGACCCAATACTACCAATTGTTTTAATCTCTGAACCTTATCGTTCATTCTGAACCATAGTCCAGTTAGTGATAACTTAACATCATCTTTTGTCTCCAATGGAGTTCCTACTGAGATGTTACCTGGTCCGTAGTTTCGTTGCTTCTTACAAAAGGTCTCATATTGTTCCCACATAATCCTTTTGTATTCTTCCATCATTTCTGGATAGGTCTCTTCACAATATTGTCGTGCAGTTGGTTCTCCATAAATTGGTCTTTCCTCTTCACCAACCCACTCCACTTTATTCTTTGCCTCTTTTATCACTTCAGCCATTTTTTGATTTCTTTTTTGTCCACTCCAAATTTTTGGATGATTTCAATTACTTCATCCTTTGATAGAATCTCAAGATAGTCCTTGACTTCTCGATGCGATACCTCGAAATACTTTGATAGGTAATCCAATACACTATCATTATACTTGCTCTTACCCTTAGATTTAACATACTTGTCAAATGTCTTCTTCTTAGGTAGAACATCCAAGTATATTTTGTAAGTATCACGAGGTGATAGTTGACCTATGGTATATGGTTGTAGTTCGTTTACCAACCCCACCAACTCTAAGTTCATAGACAACCAACGATTGATGATAAAGGGTGAAAAAGATTTCTTATCCATATCAGATAGGGACTCCCAAGAAACCTTTTTCTCCTTTATACCAGAAAGATGCTCAAATATAGTCTTAGCTTTCTTGGTTTGCGACATCTTCAAATAACTCTTTTGGTGTAAACTTCGGATGTACCGTACCACAATTGTTACATACAACAACTGGGATTGGTAGCATTGATGCTTGACCATTCGGAGATTGTACTGCTGATACCTCTTTGAACATTTGTAGTTCATCGAAGAAGATACCATCACATTGTGGACACGTTACGTTCTTCAACTTCGTAACATCCAAATTCATTTGTGGAGATTGTGCCGGCTGACCCATCTCTACGATTTTACCTTTTTTAGCCATCTTATTTGTTTTCTTCTACCGATGCCTTGCGGTATTCAGTTACCAATTTCTTCAACTCACCAATTGCTTTTCTTGCTTGAGTTGCAGATTTCTTAGTTGTACCATTGTGAGACTCCGTGAAGTCTGCAAACAATTCAGTCATTTGTTCGAATAATTCGTTTGAATTTGCCATAGTTTACTTTCCTAATGTAATTAATATATTCAATATCATCGCCATTACGTTGATTTCCTTATCAACTACCATTGAGTCTTTATATTGACCATCTGCGATGTTTAAGATGGTCTGACCCACTTTGCCACTTGCATAAGTATCTACCTCATCATATAGTCCTCTATACAATGGTGTAAAATCCTTAACCTTTGAATCAGCAATGATTTGTCTAATTTCGGTGAATTGTTGTTTTACATCACCACCCTTTTCTAAAACCTTAACCAAGTTATCAATGTAGTTTGCTTGAACAGTAGAGGTTGTATCAATCTTCAACTCACCTTTTACGACCTGTCGTTGTGCTGCGTTGAGGACTCTACGAATATCGGGATACCCACTATTTACCAATACTGCCAATTCTTCAGTCTTAAAGTCAACACCTTCTTCAGTTAAGATTTGATGTAGTCTCTTTGCAACTTCCTTCTTAGATGGGGGTGTGATTGCAAATGTCTGACAACGTGATTGGATAGGGTCGATAACCTTCTCTACATAGTTACAAGTCAAGATGAAACGAGTAGATTTACTGAAAGTCTCCATCAAGTTACGAAGTGCTGCTTGAGCATTTGGTGTCAAGTAGTCTGCCTCATCTAAGATTACAACTTTCCACTTACGGAATCCCATTGATGATGCAAACCCACGAATCTTATCACGAACTGCATCAACGGAGTTTTCATCCGAAGCATTGATATACATCACATCACAATCGATTTGGTTAGTGATGATTTTTGCAAGAGTAGTCTTACCAGTCCCTGCTACTCCATAAAGTAGTAGGTGTGGTACATCCTCGTTCTCAATGTAAATCTTTACTTTCTCAAGGATATGTTCGTTCCCTACATAACCTTCTAACGTATCAGGGCGATACTTCTCTACCCATAGTGAATTACTCATTCTCTTTTACTTTTTCAAATTTCATATTGTACTCGTTAATCTTTGGTTCTAACTGAACCCCATCCTTCATAACCAAGTCTTGAGTAAACAACTTAGTGTATTGGATAACGTGGTGTGGTCTACCATCGGCATGCTTTGCATTAGTGTATTGTACGATGTCACCCCAATTTTCTTTGAGTTCATCAAACTTCTTCTGCAAACCTGTGAACTTCGCATTCTCATCCTTATCATCACCAAACTCATAGATAGTATTCGTGTTACCACCCTTGACTGTACCAGTGGTCTTCTTACCCGATAAAAGCATATTGAAATTCACAGTACACAAATCACCAGTAGATAATACTCTTAGAGCAAGGTCAGTATCCTCGTTGTATCTACCTCTCCACTTCTCTTCTAAACGTTGGTCAAGAAGTTCGGTATTGATTAGAATACAACTATACACACGTGTATTGATAATGAACTGAGTTCTACGTGGTTCGTTAGCAGGGACAAATGAAGCATATTGACATCCAGATAATCCGATATTCTCATACCTATCGCTGAAGTCTTCCATTATTCTAAAGAAGACACCATCTTTGACTTTCTTTTGAGTATTATCGTGCCATCTAAAGAAACCTTCGATGTTATCATCAATAATCCAATGCTTCTTATGTCCTGCTTCTACCGAATGTTCCCATACGAAGTTACGAACTGGGATACCACCCATTCCCCTCTCACTAAAGTTTTCGGGTAGTTTAATGATTTTAGCAGTGTCAATCTTTGGATTGGCAGCATACTTATCATACTCTTTAGGTTCAACACATATGTTAAAATCAACACCCATCTCTTCTAAAGTGTCAATGGTATAAGTTTTATCCCATCTACCCAATGTAATTACATACAATGGATACTTTGGAGCAATCTTATAATCAAATGTATATTCACATTCAGTCGCAGGGTTTGGGTCAAGTTTGTAGTGGATATAGTTCAATCCACCTGCCTTTTGACCAAACTTCTCAAATACTGCATTTCTTACCTCATCGGTAGGTGTATCCACTTTGATGTAAGTTCTACTTTGAATGTTTGGTGACCATCTAAATTCTGGAAGATTGGTGTAATGTTCGTTTGTCAAGTCAAACCCATCGTAGAAATCCTCTATAACTTTATAGTGAACTCCATAGTTCCAAAATGGACCTTCGAGTTCAATTTCTCGTAGCATCCGTTCTGCTTCTGCTCTTTGATGTGTATGTATCTTAACGAGACTCATTACTTAATCTCCACCAAGAAATAGTTAGATTTAAACCCATCGTGTTCAAACGATACAGATGCAAGACCTTGTGATGAAACCTTCATTGAAGATGATTTTGCAGCACGATTTGCATTTAGGATTTCTTTCAAGTATTTTGCTGAGAATGAAATTGGTTCAACATCACCATCACACGTACAATCTACATTAAGTGAGATTCGGTTTGAATTCATACTCTTTTGGTAACCTAAAATTACCTCACCTTTACCATCTTTACAAGTGAATGTAAATGTATCCGAATCACTCAATGCGCCTTTAGACTTAACGAACTTGGATACAAACTCATCATTCAAAGTGATTGTAGAACCAAATGGTGGAAGTTGTTTTAGGTCTGGTACGATTGGTACTACTGATAGGTCTGCTAACATATAGTTAATCGTTGTTCCACTATCACCAAATGTCAAACTTGCATTACCTTCATTAACATCAACATCACTTCCCAATACACCCAATAGGTTTTTTAGTTGAGATGTGGTGTAGATACCAAACTCCCCATTTGGAAAGTCAGTCTCTTCACTTGATACATCACCCAATAGAGTTTTGTCATCAGAGATAAATCTAACTGACATTCCTTCATCAGTTGACTCAATCTTTACAGATTCAATCTCACCACCTAAGTTATAGCGAGAGATGAAACCTTCAATAGAACTTTTTTTCATAGTTTCCTTTATTATTTACTTTTTAACTTTACTAATATACAAAATTTATTCTTACTATCCAAATTAAAATGAAAAGAATTGTGATGCAGTAGCAAGGTTAGGATTTGGTTTCTCCCAATCCATTGCTTTGTAGAAGTCATCCAACTTATTGTTCAACTCCTTCTCCCAAATCAAATCATAATCGATATATTGTTGGATGAATGCATTGATTTCGGGTGGGTCTGAGTGACCAGTGAATCCTGTGGTTTCTAACCCAAGTGGATTCTTCTTTAGATATACCCATTTGATTTTGTCACCATCCTTCATCGGTTCATACTTGTAAGGGGCATTGAACTTCTTTAGTAATTGATTGTAAGTAATCGCAGCCTTTACGTGAGCAGGAGTTCCCTTCATAAACTCACCCAATGCTTGGTTCTTAAACAAATACTTAGACATATCCTTTACTGCTGAATTCTTTGCAATATCAACAAATCGTTGGTCAGTCATACCATCTTTGTAATCCAAAATCTTTTGGTCTAACTCATCTTTATCAGCATCCTTTAGAATATCCATCAACACAGTTGACATCACTTCTTTGAAGTAAGTTGGGAATGATGAACGTTTTACATCCAATCCCTTTACATCCAACTTATCACAATCTACGGTGTTATCATTGATAATCCATTGAGCATATCTCTTCTTTGATACCCAAAACCCACCTTTAGCAATAGTCTCTTGTTTGATATCAAATCTATGTGAGTCCACATTAAACATCTTAAATGCCATCATATCATAGACCTTGTTGATGTGTTCCTCAACTTCCCTTGCTACCGATAGAATCGCAGGAATCATTTGCTCATCCGAGTTCTCATCAATTTGAGGGTTACGTGCTTTTACAAGTGGTGTGGCCTGATAAAAGACTGAATCAGTATCAGTATATACATTGTAATCTGCCTCTTTACCAATAATCTTAGTATAGTATTGGTTAGCAATTAACTCAGTAGTCTTAATCACCGACTGACCAGTAATCGTGGTTGCCTCAGCATTATCCACATCATAGAATCTAAACGATGGTAGACCCAATACCCCATATAGGGAGTTCAACATAATCTTTTGAACCAACTGACGCTGAGAGTAGAACTTATACAATTCATCGTTACCTTCCTTACCATACGTTTTCATAAGGTCTTTGTATTCCACACGTTTGTCAAACCAAACATTTAGAATCTCAGGAATTACCCCAACCTTATCTCTACGATATAGAACACCATTTGCAGCAATCGAGTAGTCGGATGTCTCCACAAACTCCATAAACTTTTCTCTATTCAAAGGTGGAAACTCATTGCCATCATCATCTACAATTGAGTAGGTTTCAATTTTACCCTTTATATGGTCCTCTGATGTGAAGTTCTTCAACTTACCAATCTTGGTCTCTGGTGAAGTATTCAAGGTCATAATAATCGATGGATATAGTGATGTTAAATCCAAATCATATACCCATTTATAAAGACCAGGTTTTGGTTCTTTCACATAAGCACCAGTAAACTTACCCCCATTCGTATCATTCTCATCGCGTGCAACACGAGGTGGTTTGTTTGGAGCAACACGGCCAGACCTTCTTAGGAATGTTAGGATTGCACCCTCTAACCATTTTGATGAGAATAGGAAATCTTCGTAGAACACGTGACCTGCGTGACAAATTGCTTGAGCAAGTTCGATGAACTGAAGTTTCTTATCCATATCAACAACCAACTCAACATCCACCAAGTTATACTCAATGAACTTTTCCAAATCATCTCTGAACAATTGGTCGAGGTTACCTTCATACTCAATCTTACCTCTACCCAATTCAGTTACTGCGACTGTATCCAATCGGTAGTTAGGTAATTCAGTATAGGTAAAGTTTTTGTATAATGCAAGGTAATCCAAACACGAAACTCCTGCGATGAGGTATCTACTACGGTATTTGTTCCAAGTCACTTTACCAATCGGTGATAGTTGATTTGCAACACCCTCTCCAAATAAAACCTTAATACGATTGTATAGGTAGGTAATATCAAAGTAATCGATGTTCCACCCAGTAACTACGGTAGGTCTAATCTCTTTCCACTTGTTTAGGAAAGCCATAACCATATCTTCTTCAGTATCAAACGATACTACGCGTGCACCTTTGATAGTCTTATCAATCTTCTCACCCTTGTTTACGACATATACGAAGTAGTCCCCAGTAACCGAATCGTGACCTGCGACTGAAGTCATAGCATTACCTGCTTTTGTGATGTCAGGTAGTCCACTATTCATCTCTACCTCGATATCGAATGTGAATAGAGTGTGTCCTTTAGACACCTCATCAGAATCACCATAGTTATCGATTAGAAAACGTGTCACCTCATTTACATCACTCTCGTATAACTGAACACCTGCATCTTGTTTCCAAAAGTTAATCTTCTTTAACCTCTCTCCGTGAATAGAAGTATGAGCACCATTGCCATCTCTAACGTAAGCATATCTACGATACTTAGATGTAAAGTAACCTTTTTCATCATCCCAACAATGGATGAGATTCTTTTCTTTTTCGTAATATACATTTTGATACATTAAGTCTTATTTTATACTAATATACAAAAAATTATTCAACATCCCAAAAGTTTCGGACTAAATCTAAGTCTACACGACTCATCATACGAACTTTATCAATTGGGTCTAATAACTCATCATACCCATCTATCGATGGACCACAATAGGAGTGGCAGTATGATGGTCGTTGTTTAAGTGTTTTGTATACGATTGATTCATAGTTCTCATCATTACGTTGTCTGCCGTTGTGACCAGTCGGACTCCATAAATCAGTTCTTTTATTTCGATACTCACCCAATGCAGGATTTACCGTTTTGGTAAAATACTTAGCACCTCTATTTGCTGCTACTGAACCTTGGAAATTGGATATATGTGACCCAATTCCAAGACCTTGGTAATCGGGAAGAACTACTGTTCTACTACCTCTTAAAGAATACCCCTGCCCTTTACCAATCTGCCTACCGATGACTCCCATAGCAACTGGTTTGTCATTCCACTCGTATAATAGGAAGATAAATGCCTTATTAACCTCTTCGGTTAAATAGTGATGTCTTTTGAACAAGTCCCAAGTTTGAGGTTCGACTCTACTAATGTGTAGATTGATTTGTGGTCTCCCTTGCCGAAGCCATTCGCCTCTCACGAGTGCGCCTCCATCTTTTTCGGGTGATACAGTCCAATCGGGCATCAACCATTCCATAATATCGTAGTGACACGATGCAAGGATGATTCTCTTACCTTCTCTACGAATATACTTCTGAAGAGCAAACGACATTGCTTTTGCAACATCTCTATCCACTACTGAAGTATACTCATCTATTAGAATGATGTCACCATCCTTTGAGGATGATATCAAGTATGCAAGTTCTGCTCTATACTTTTCACCATTACTTAATAATCGGTAAGGTCTCAACCAAGTTGGAATGGATGATAGACCGATGGATGTAAGGACTCTACCTGCTTCTTCTGGAGTTAACCAATCAAAGTTTGATATCAACGATTTCTCTTCATCAAACTTGATACTACGAACACCACCCAATTTATTTAAGATGGTGGACTTACCAGACCCACTACTCCCATAGATTACACCGATATTCCACTCAAATGTATCTAAGTCCCCAATTTTCATTGGGATGCTTACACTTGTGGTATCTCGGTCTTGAATATCAAATGTGTTATACACATACTCCGTGTATTCATCATTCTTAATCTTATGTGATAGTTTAATTTCTGACATTATTGGTAGTCGTTAAATTCTCCAAAAATAATATGAGTCCAAGTTTCACCTTTTACAATCCTGCGAATGTTGGCAGGTGATACACCATTGTTTCGAGCCAATACTTTGATGTTACGATGTCCCACTGCCCACAGCTTACGGATAGACTTTACTTGGTCTTCCGTAAGTTTGTGTTGTGGGTGTGATTCTCCTCGTAATGCCATCCTAAACTTCCTCATCAAAAGGAATTTCAAACTGAGTGCTTGGTGTAAATTGTGCAATGTTAGGTGGTGAATAGTTTGGTCCTTTCAAAACCTTACCATCTCCTCGATAGATAGGTTTACCATTCTCACCTAACTTTGACATATTAGAACGATGTACCTCGCTAAAGACATCTTCGATAATATCCTGCATTCCGTGAGCAACCATAGTACCCAATAGGATGTATAGTTGGTCTGCAAGAGCATCGGTGATTTCTACAATGTCATCGTTATTACAAGCATCTAAATACTCTACCAATTCTTCTTTACCTAAACGATACCTTAAATAGTAATCATCAGGTTCAATTAAAGTTGGTTTAGTATTTCTTGTTGAGTTGTATGCACTTTGGAAGTCCCAAAGTTGTTGTAACTGTTTCTTCATAATGTACTAATATACAAAAAATTATTTACTTTTCCAAAATTATCTCACCACTTTCTACACCAGATGGTGGACTTTCCCATAAGTTAATAGCAATGGCATACCTCGTTCCTCTTGTTACTGGAGTAACTCGATGCAAGTGCTCACCTGCTGGGAAGATTATTAATCGATTATATTTTGCCTCAATACGCTCAGGCTCCATATCACGACCCCTACTATATATCTCAAGATACCCACCATCAATATCCATCGGCTTTGGATAAAATATAGTACCTATGATAGGTGTTACAATATCACCAGTTTCTCTCCAAACTGGCTCATCTTTATCATAATGCATTATTAAATTATCGTTACTGCCATCCTTTATATCAGATGGGGAGTATTGACCCGTCCAATACTCAAACCCCGATAATGTTATTGGGTTATATCTTGGAAAGTCCCACGGCGAATTTTTAATCCAAATTTCATTAATTAGCCTCTGCTTCAAAGTCGATGGTTTGGAATTCCAAGGACCACCCCACCACATATACTTTCCATTCTGACTAAAAAAAGTCGAGTCCGAATTCATCTCGTTTAAGAGTGACTCATCTTTGATAAAATCATCTACTATAATCATAATTTATTTATTTTTTCCAACTATTTTTATCATATCCAAATGCTTCGAAATGTAATTTATAAATGGAGTACACTTTCGTAGCAATTTCCGCAGTGTATACATCTCTGAATGTTTGGTGTTGATGTGGTAATCCACCACGAAATCCACCATTTTTATCTTCAGTTGCTAGGTTAGGGGTTACCCATTCACGATAGACATCATTTGAGTTGTATAGAGTATCTACATATGGTATTGAAAAAATACCATCTAACAGCGACTCATATCTAATCAAATATGATATATTGTCAACATCACTCAACTCATATCTATCATCGAATATATTGTAGTTATTCATATCCATAGAGTTGAGTGTGTTGTGAGCCCAATCTTCAAATGTAATTAAAACATCACTACTATCAATTGCACGGCCTAACTCACCTCTGCGGTACTCCATAGACTGCAATCTATAATTACTATAAAACCTATCGTATGGATTTCTAATGTTTGCAATTATTTTATACTCAGTAGCACACGATGGTATCTCCATTCTATGTGAGTGTGATTTGTAAATATCACCGAGTGGTTCGAATATAATATCAGAACCATATGCGTTGTAAAATTCAACACCCACATCACCACTTGTGTCGTAATTGTAAAATTCTAATGGTGATAAGAATGCAGAAGTAAATCTACTTGCACATCGTGCAGATGCCCACCATACTAACTTATATCGATGACAAACATTCATTAAACGTTTAAATATTCTGCTTTTTGTTTTACACCAATCATTCGTTTGACCTCTTGACCATTCTCCAATAGAACAACCGTTGGAACACTACGAACGTTATATTGTTGAGCAGTAGTAGGGTCTTCATCGATGTTTATTTTTTGTACTGGGATTGTGTTACCCACATCTGACATAATTGGCCCTAACATTCTACACGGACCACACCAAGGTGCTGAGAAATAAAGATATTGTTTCATATTTACTTTTATTTAATTAATTTAGTCTCAAGTGGAGTGGGGAGTAGCGAACTCCCCCACCCCGTTTCCGTGAACTAACACGGTCCTAAGATGTGGTCTTCAAACCACACTTCGTTTAACCATCACACGATACACAATCGGGGTCAGTAGCTCTCATAGCGATATCACCACGAAGTACTGATTCCGTTCTCATATAATAGAGGGTTTTAATTCCTTCTTTCCAAGCTTCCATATGAACTTGGTTAATCCACTTTGGACTTGCTTGTGATGGGAATGCTAAGTTTAGAGAAACCGCTTGGTCAACGTATTGTTGTCTGATACCTGCTTGTTTAACTAACTCCAACTGATTGATTTCTTTGAATGTTTTGAATACATCCTTTAACCAATCCACTTCTTTGTTTTCAATCATCACATCAGCAATATCCTCACGATTGAGTAATTTACCATTCACATATGCCCAATTGTCGAATTCACTCAAGTCTTGTACTGAACCACCATCTTGTAGGATTTTATCCCAAGTATCTTTGTTGTTCATACTCAACTTACGAAGTACTCTCTCCAATTCACGATTCTTACGAATGAATGTTCCTTTAGCAGTTTGTTCAGTAAAGACATTTGCAGCCCAAGGTTCGATACCAGCAGATACATTACCACTCAACTTAGAGTTTGATACCGTTGGTGCGATTGCTCTCAAGTGAGTATTTCTCATACCACTACCAACACACCAAAGTGGTTCTCCGTATTCTTGAGCCAAGTCACGTGATGCACGTTCTGATTCAATCTTGATTTGAGAGAATATCTTACGAGTCTCAAACTGAGCAGGTAATCCTTCGAATGCCATACCTTTTTGTTGTAGGTAAGTGTGCCACCCAAGAACGCCAAGACCTAATGCTCTACCCTTTTCAGCAGAACGGACTGAGTTCTCAAACCCTCTCATATTCTTAGCACGTTGGATAAACTCTTCGAGTACACCATCCAAGAACCAAGTTGCAGTATAGATAAGGTCGGTATCTTTCCACTCATCATATTTAGATAAGTTTAGTGATGATAAACAACACACGAATGAGTGAGACTCATCGGTATGTAATGTGATTTCAGAACATATGTTAGTCATATGAACCTTCAACCCATTGTGTTTGTATGCTTCAGGGTTTTGTTTGTTTACGTTACCCTTATACATAATGTAAGGTTGACCAGTTGCTTTACGTTTCTGAAGTACCTTACCCCATTTGCGTCTTGCTTCATTGTCACCATCTTCAAGTTTTCTCATAAACTTATCACCAACGATAACACATTGGTTTAAGTTCAAACATTGTCGGTTTACATCACCTTTAGGTTCTCTGATTTCAATCCACTCATCAAAGTCTTTGTGTTCGATGTTTAGATTCACCGATGCAGCTCCTCTACGAACAGCACCTTGATTTGTAGCAAGGATTGTTGAATCGTAAATCTTAGCAAATGGTACTACACCATCAGATGTTCCATTGTTAGTGATGTTTGCTCCAGCAGGTCTAATCATATTGATACCAACACCAACACCACCCCCATGCTTTGCAAGTAACATCAACTCAAGGTTCTTCGACCCAATCTCGTGGATAGAGTCACCTACATCAATACCAAAACACGAGATTGGTAAACCTCTATCAGTACCAGTATTTGATAGTACTGGTGATGCAAGGTTCAGCCAACCCTTCCAAATGTAATCAAAGAATTTTGATGCCAATTGTGGTTTGTTAAGTCTACGAGCAACTGCCGTAGCAACTCTCCAATAAGCATCCTTTGGTTTTTCACCTGCTAATAGGTAACCCTTTGAGATGGTCTTAACGTAAATTTCAGTATTTCCCCACGTTGGGAAGTCTACTCCGAGTTCCCAACCTAATTCTTCTCCGTAATTCTTCATAACTTCTTAAAATATATCATCCCAATCTTCACCTTCATTAGCCTTACTATAATCAGTAGGTCTTAGAGCAAAGAAGTCAGTATGTGTATGTCCACCAGTCAAGTGGTAGAACCATTCTAATTGTGCTGCTGAGTCTTCATCATATACAAAGATAGATTCGTAACCCAACTCATTTAATTTTTCATTTAGTCTCTGATTGATGAAGTTCTTTAGGTCCTCTTTTTTAAGATTTTCCAAATCACCCATTTCAAACATCTTATCGATGTACTTGTGTTCCAATGTTTGAATCAAACCAGCAGCCTTTTGGATTGACTCTTTAGAATCTTCCAATAGTTCGGGGTATTCTTCACACATATGTTTGAATAACTGACATCCCATACGAGAGTGTAGTGATTCATCTCTCACCGACCACTTCATTTGTTGACCAATCCCTTTCAACTTGTTTCTCATTTGGAATGAGTACAATACTGCAAATGAAGAGTATAGTGCTACTCCCTCAGTAAATGCTGAGAAGATTGCGAGTGAACGTGCAACTTCAGCCCTTGCGGCTGAATTGTTCTTCAAGTCTTCGTAGGTATAGTTATTTGATACCTCAGCAAGATTCTCAAAACGTTCAGCAGTTGCAGGTTCGTGTAAGAATGCATCAAAATCCTCTAAACCAAGTGACTCATTCAAATATGAGTATGCAGTAGCGTGGATGGTTTCTTGTGAACCAAACATCATTGCCATTTGCTTGATTTCGTGTTTTGGAAACCAATTAGTAACCATAGTGGTCCAATAATCGGATACAGCACATTCCGTTTGAGCAAATCCTAAAAGGATATTCCCAACTAAATTCTTTTCTTCGACTGACAAATTTTCATTCCAATCCTTAATATCACCTTGCATTGGTATTTCAGTATGTAACCAAAATGCTTGAGCTTGTTTCAACCAACCTTCGGTGTAGTATTCGGGGTATTCAAACGGTTTAAATGGTATTCGATTATCAAATAGACCCATAGGGTTCTCCTCTTTTAATTATTAGACAATATGTTAATTGGGGTGGTAATATATAGTCTCTAAAAACCAATATCACCACTCATTTCCTTGTATTTTTGGGCTAATTCTTTTCTTACTAAACTCTCCCCACTTTTCATATCTTTTTTGGTTTGTCTACCATTTATAGAGTCCTCATTATATATGTGGATTTGACCAGTTGAGAAGTTTGCTTTAGATGGGAATGTCATACCATCAGGTCCAAAACGATTCTTAATTACGTGCCATCTACCAGTCCCTGCCAATTTATCTTCAATCTTACGAGATAGAGATACCACGAAATCGGCCGTCATCATCTTTGAGAATGACCCAGCAATCTTAGTACCTGTAATAATATCATCCTCTGCACCACTTCTATTAATCTGAGATGCTGTGAAAACTGGAACTTCATATTCACCCGCCATACCTCTAAGGTCTTCAATGATTTCTTCCAACTCCTCGTGTCTCTTTTCTTTTTGTGGTCCTCTCAACAAATCAGCGTAATCGACGATAACTAAATCAGGCTTCTTACCTTGAAGTATCATCTTGTCCATATGTGCTTTGAGTGAGGTTACACTTGCGGTTTTGGTAGGATAATGTTTGATTATCAAATCACCTGACGTGTTTTGGACTGTTTTCTCAACATCTTCCATATTGTACTTTAGATTAGCAACAGCAACACCACTTAGAACGGCATCATATCTCTGACCAGTATACCCTTCATTTAATTCGAGTGTATAATGAGCCACAGTTTTACCTTTCTTCATAGCGTTTGCCCCGATGTTCACCAAAGCCCACGACTTACCAATTCCCGGTGGAGCAGCGAATAAGATTAACTCACCCTTACCAAACCCACCTTGAGTAATCTCATCAACAACATCCCATCCAGTAGATACAACGTTACGAACTGAATCTTCATATCGCTCAGCTATCATTACTTTGTAATCGTGACCTATGTCGGAATCTTGACCTGCTTTCATTGCAGTATCAATGTTCTTCTTTATGGTCTCATACTTACCATCTTCTAAGAGTGTTACCGAATCTAAGATTGCGTTCTTAATAGACTGGTTCTTACAAAAGTCAAGTGTTTGTTCCTTTACATATGTTAGGTCCTCACTATCTAAGTGATTCCAAGCAAATTTAAGAGTATCCACCACCGATGTCTTTAGCACGTCCCTCTCAATAGTGTTTATCTTCACTTTAAGGACATCTAATGTCGGCATGGTCTGATACTCATCAAAGTATTTCATAGTGGTTTTAACTAACCACTCAGAAGATTCGGAATCAAAGTACTCTGGCTTCAATATATCATAGATTTGACGAGTGAACGACCTATCTGATATAATCGATGAGATTACCTTATTCTGAAATGATGTACTAAACTTGCTTCCTAACTTCTCCATATACCTACTAATATACGACTTTATTTTGAACTATCCAAACTTAATTTAATAAAAGTGGTGGATTATATTGGTGACCCTCTTCAAGTTTCTTTATATGCTTTGGAAATGGGTAATGTATAGTATGCTTATACAACCCATCAACGGATATTAACCCACTTAAATCTTGTGGATTATCATTATTCTTAAAGTTATTACTTAATCTCCAACAATCATGGGTTTCTTCATAACCACCATGTTCAGAATATAAGTGGATTGGCCATAACTTATGTTGATAGTGACAATCTGCAAACAATCTTAGCTGAAATGATATAGCAGTAATTACTTCAAATATTTCCTTTATCTTCTTTGGGTCATACTTTCCGGTAATAGCAAAGTCAATATCCCACGACATCCAATCTTCTAATAAACCACCAATTACATATAATTTGTATTCATTTATATATTTAGATTCCGTTAGGATACGGTATACAAACGTTTTAAACATAGGGTGTTCGACACCGCCAATAGCGAACCACCCAGTTTCTTTAAATGTATGATACTCGATAGTACCATCCCAAACTTCAGTTCTTAAATCAGGATGCATTCGAATGATTTTTTAGAAATCCATCTAAAAGACTAAAAGAATTACGTAACCAAGAATCTACGTTTGAGAATGCAGTATATAACTTATCATACATAAACATTTTCTTAAATTCAGGAATGTCCAATGTAGCTTCCTGCAAATCCATAATCTCCCTAACCTTCGATTTGATTGAAGATGAGATTTCAGGGTCTTTAAGTTGCATTAGATTGTAATTCATCTCAAGGGTTGTCACATTTTCTATCAACTTTTGTGATAATTTATCGTCACATTCAGTTTTGATTTTGGAGATGAACGTATCCAATTCGAGAACCTCATCATTTAAGAATGTCATTTTGTTGAGGATGGTCTTGGGACCTACACCACGTACACCTTCAATATTATCAGACTTGTCACCCTCAATCATACGATAGAATACAAGATTTTGTGGTTTAACACCATAATCTTTCATTACAAGCTCTTCATCATACATTTTCTTCTTAGTAGGGGCCCATACCTTAATTCGGTGGTTTACCAATTGTAAAAAGTCTTTGTCTGATGAGATGATTGTAACGTTTTTCTTAAAGTAGTGATTTGCAAGATATGCCATAATATCATCCGCCTCTACGTAATCAATATAGGTAAGAGAGATGGGTAGGATTTGAAGGTACTCAATGAGTCGAGCAAATTGCTTTCTCATTGATTCCGATTGGTCCTCCAAATCCTCGTAACCGGCCAATCTATTGATTTTAGTCAGACCGGTACGGCCTTCCTTATAACCCTTATACATTGACTTTCTACGATTAGACCCACCTTTACCATCAAACACGATAACAACACGTGTAGGTTTCAATCTTCTGATGGTTGCAGCGGTGGACAAGAGAAATCCTGTCACACCACCACAATGTTCACCATCATCGTTCAACGCAGGGACTGCCCCAAATACTCTGATAAATTGATTTAATCCATCTATGATTAGAACGTTATCATTTAGACTTTCGTCTTTCACTTCACTATGTTCTTTACTCACCTCATTGAGGAGTTCTGCGTATCTACTATGCATCGAAATCTTCTAATTCTATGTTATCTATGTTTGCTTCTTCACTTGATTTTTTGTAAGACATAATATATGCATCACAAATCTGAGAATAAATTGACTCT